ATTTCTCAGCAGCATGTTTTTTTGTCTTCATCCATTGCGCATTAAAAGCATCGCGTGTGTATCGCAGACCTGATGGCTGGTGGATGACAAAAATACTGACCATCCCGCTGTTGAGAGGAATGCTGTCAGCAAGATTAACGGCATCCTCAAGACGTTTTGTCCAGGCCTTGATCTGGCTAACTGCGGTTTTACTCTGCTGAATTAAAATTCCTTCGCTCAATATTTGACTCTTTTTGAGGTCAAGAATGTCTCCCTGGCGGGCGCAACATAGATATGCCAATTCCATTGCAACTTTTACTGGAACAGAAGCCACGCTATAAAGTGCATCATATTCCCTATCGCTAATATAACGGGTACGAGCCTGCTCTTTAAATTGCTTAACGCCCTGGCAAGGATTCATCTTCACCTTTCCTCGTTCGTATGCCCACCGAAACACCCTGGACATAAATGCTTTCTCGCGGTTTGCCTGAACTCTGCTCTTAACACCTCGTTTATCCATATATTTTCTGATGTGCTCTGGCTTGATGTTATCCGGCTTCATTTTCCCGAAGACAACATTTACCTTTGAACCGTATTTTCTGTAGTCTTTACGTGTTTCAGTTGCTAACTCGTGGAAATCACCGGAATTAAAGAACTCTTCACAAAGTGCGTTGAAGTTCGTACCAACCTTTAAATCGTTTATGAAGTTTTCGTAAGCTGCCCATACCTGCGATTTTGTTAGATCAGGATTGCACAACCTGACGGTACGACCATCTGTTGTACGAAACTCATAAGCAGATTTTCCCCGTCGAACGCGAGGAGGCATCCAGTTATCCTCAGGGTTTTTGCGAGCTCTAGACATTACATATCCTTAAAGTTTGGTTCTTCTTCCTCTGGATTGCTCACTATCAACTTAAGGCCAACAGGGTTTGATACATGATCCCATGTTGTTCCTGGCCTTCCGTCCTTGCGTGGGATAAAAAATACCCCACTATCCCTCAGAGCTTTACACTGTAGGGAAGGGCGACGATAACCAGTTAATTGATATAGGTCATCTGGAGTAAGAAAACGTTGGATTTGTCCGCTCATAGATAGTTCTCCACTTAAACCGGCTGCACCCGGTTAGTTCATTCTGTAAGCACACGATGAACATCCGTGACGAGTTCCATCGTTGCAATTACGACATAATGGATATTCTTTCGATCCCTTCCCATTTAGCTGATGAAGTATCTCTACTGGCACCATTACCGGCATTGGTACACGAATCACCATGCTTCTGAGTTCAGCAATTTCGTTTGCCTGTTCGAACACTCGCGCCTTACAGTATTCAGCTTCAGATTTCCACCATGCCACATCCGCTTTGATGCGACGCATACGCCGCTGCTTGAGTTTACTGGGCATGAATATTCACCTTGATAGCGAAAACATTGACCGGATCTGGTCCGAAGTGCTTGTGAATGATGGACTGCAACTTATACCCTTGGTATGGAACATCAATTCGACGGTCGGAATCATCAGCGCGAGGATATCCGCGAGTGATAATCAGGCGATCATATTCTCTGTTAACCAGGCGCTTTCGCCAGTAGTCATTCAGCAGACGGTACTCGAATTTCTTCTCGCCTGACTTCATCTGGTCGAAGTATTCACCGTTAACTGCCAGTTGAAGGTTAGCCATCACCAAATCCCCATTCCAGAGGCAGCAATTAACTGGCAGATAGCGCACATAGCCAGCGTAATAACAACCACTTTAACTGGCGGCATCACTTCCCCTCCTGCTGCGGTGCTGCTGGCAGGGACATCCAGTGGGTTGGTTTGCAATAAACGCCACCACCATTCGGAAGTGATGCAAACCTAAACCATCCCTCTGTTTCATTTCGTTCCATGTAGCCAACCATCTGCTCTTTCTTATCCGCGCAGTAAACCTGCACATCAACATCGCGTTCCGGCATGCGCTCGCTTACCGGAATCCAACCATCCGGAATCACCGGAGAGTTGCCATCGGCTTTTTGTTTGGCAGCACGCTCAGCCTTAAGCGACAGCGCAAGATACTGCTCCAGAGGTGTTTTGGCTCCGGCAATAATCTCGTCCAGCACATCATCAGTCAGGTCTTTATCTGGTGTCATCGCAGTATATCCTCCACGCCAATTAACCCCTTCTTGCTCAAGTAGTCCATTGCATCGCTTTGTAACTTGCTATCAGGGTTAACTTTTCTAAGTGAGTGGGCTAAACGCTTAACCCACATGACCAATTCACCTACCCGTTTGGTATCCTCATTGGTGAGGGCACCATCGGCACCCTGCATGGCCATCTCCACGATTTCAACCATGTCTTCTGGCGGAACCTTGCAGTGCATGCCGATGTGTCGTTGCTGCCTGGCGTATTCGAGGATGTGCTGAAGCTTGGCGCGATTAATCATGATTTACCTCCCTGAAGCATGGCGGCGCGGCATGCCTCCACCTCATCGAGCGCAAACTCTGCAGCGTTGTAAAACGTAGCTCCAGGTATACGACAGCATTTCCCGTAAACCTTGTCAGCAATAGCCCGTCGATTTATCTCCGGAACTACCGGCGCTGACTGTGGTAACTGTGGTAACTGTGGTGCTGCGTAGAGCGGCGTCCATGTAGACTTTCTGCAATCATCAATCTGATAATTCAGTAATGGGCCGTCAATGGTCCCATCCGAGCAATATCTAACCCACGCCACAGGATCATTACCAAACGCTGCAATAGCCCCACCAATCACCTTCACTGCATCAGCCATTGCGTAGCCGAGATTACCGCCATCGCTTTGTGCTGCTGCTTTGCTGAGTATTTCGCTTATCTGGTGCAGGCGATCGAGTGATACATGACCGTGCGCCGGGTGGTTAGTTGTCATGGGTTAGTCCTTGAAATTTTATGACCTGGTGCGAAAGCTCGTGTCCTGTCTTTGCTGATACGCCAGCCATGTGACCGCGCCTCTTTAGCGCAGCTGGACCACGACGAACCAATGTACTCGCCAAAATCAGGGCTTCCCCATTCCTTTGCTGTGCATTCCTCACAGTCGCAATGAAGATGAACGGTGTAATTTGCAGCTATCATCTCACACCCCCCTTCACGCCAATGCCAGCGGCGCGCAGAATTTCACGAATTTCACATTCCTCGTAACAAGCTACCTTTCCAGCCCATAGTCTGGTTGTTGGTAGCGTCACAGTTGGTTTGTTTCGCTCAAGTTTGCGAATAATTTCTGCCGCATTATCGTGAGCCTCGCGGAAAGAGCGAGCCTGACGTAGCATATCCTCATAGCGTTCTTCTGCTGCTTCCAGCTCATCCAGCAGCGGTGCTCTTGCAGCCAGTACGGCAAAGAACAACTGATCTTTGATATATGGGCCTGTCTTATCTGGATGGAATTCGCGCCTGAACCAATCATCAAACCAGTCGCGATCGGATGTGCTGCGCAGCGCCTGTTTGTCGATGTTGGTCATTGGGCTGCCTCCCATCCTTCACAGTTAATATCACGACAACCTTCAAAGTCGTATGGGTTGAACTGCCAGCTAATTTTTCCGCAGCAAGGGCAGTTCCAGCGAACCTTTCCGCTTCGTGCCTTTTTCCTGCGGTTTTGTTTTTTCAACCATTCAGGCATAACCAGCCCTGCCGCCTGCACCATGGTGCGGCGATTAAATTCATTGATGCTGAATGTGCGGCGCTTAGCCTTGTCAGCCAGGGCGAAAGGGATCCAGACAATTCCAGGCTCCGCTGTGTTAGCGGAGGCAAAAATGAATGCCTTACTGAAGTCATCTGTTGGAAGTCCGCCATGTTGCAGCCAGTACACATCGTTGCCGTTCCAGCTTCCTTTTTTGTAGGCCACGTAGGCCTCGCATCCGGGTTCAATAACACTTTCAGCAGGAATGTACTGGCAATCAACGTGCCATTTGGCGAGAGAATCTACGCTGTCAGCGCATACAGGTTGATCAATCTCCCTGCCTAAATCCCAGCTGTGTTGTGCCTCTTCGCGGGTATACACGTGAGCTCGGTCGATGTTTGAGCTATACCCGTTGCCGTTGTGGCAGTGGAATGACGCATTGCTCCCGACAGTTTCGCGTGTGCACAGCATGTAGAATCGATTGCTCATAGCTCGGCTCCTTTGCGAAGTTCCTGCGCTAACCATTCCAGAGACATTACCGGAACACCGATGTGGCCAGTGCCTGCGAATTTCTTGTTCAGGTGCTCGATTGCAGCATCCACACCCTGCGCCCGCACTTCAGCCAGGAAAACGTCGGTGGCTTGGGTTTCAGGCTTGCAGTCATTCGCATCAATAGGCTCTGGAGTGTGGCTTGAGTAGACAAAGCACTCTTCCTCGATGAAAATGTTAAGCCCCGTATTCTCCGCCGCCAGCTCTCTGCACTTGCTCTCGGCGTTAGCGAGCTGTACTGCCATGTCTGTGATTTTCAGTTCAAGATTGTTAATAGTCGCGTCTGCTGCCCAGAACTCGCGACGGGATTCAGTTAAATTTGAGCAGGCGTTTTGAATTGAGTAGGCCAAAATTGCAGTATCACGATCATCTGATTCTTCAGCTTTAACCTGCAACTGAACCGCCAGGCTGAAGAGATCAGCAATTTGAGTTTCTGTCATACGGTTATTGATCGTTTGCATTGGTGTGTACCTGCTGAAGTTTGTGTTGTTTAACGAAGTGGGCGACAGCCTTTGACTGGCTGGCGATTATTTTTCTATCACCTAGGTCGAGCGTGACGTTCTTACCGCGATAAATTATTGCCGAGCCGATTTCCTTACCGTCCAGCTTCACATACAGCACCTTCCCGATAATCTCTGTAGTAGGGATTGGCTGTGAAAGGCGATAGGTTTCGCGAGCTTCAGCAATGGTTTTATGTTCGTCGATGATCGCCAGCGCTTCAGCCAGTGCCGTGCCTTGCAAATTGAACACGCCTTCATCGCTGATCGTCGCCATGGCCATTAACTCCACGAACCGGCGAGCACTTTTAATGTTGAGTTCTGGCGCGATAGAGCTGCGCGTAACCTTTGTTTTCCCCTGGGCGGCGGCTACGGCTTTATCGTGCTGGAGAACTTCGCCAGCCTGTTCGCCAAACTCACGAACGCGGTCAACAGCAACATCAACAGATACGGCACCAGATTTAACTTCCTGCTGAACGTCATAATTAGCGGTGCTCAGAGTGAGCAACTTCTCAACGGTCGCTACAGACTTATTGACCAGCTTTGCAATCTCGCTGGTGGTCTGGTTGAAAGCGTTATGAAGCTCCTGAATAACAGCAGACTGTTCAATATCGGAAAGTGGGAGTTGGTTATTACTGGTCATGATGCGAGCCAGTCGCTGCACATCGTTACCGTTAAACGGCATGATATGAATGCGGTCTACTGGCTTACCAGCTTCAGCACAACGTGCGTAGCAGCGACGACGGCGATGGCCTTCAACAACCCACACACCGCCTTCATCACGTGCGATAACCTCCAGCGGAGGAACGGTGCCGCCGTTCATCAGATAGTTAAAAAGGTCGTCATCTGCCTGACGGGTGCGTTCGTCGTCTTCACGCTTGTTGAAACCTTCACGCACGTGGATATGTTCAAGGCTGATAAACATCCCGGTATCGGTGCGCTTGATGGTCCCGTCACGGGACATCTGCTTGAATGAGTTAGCGGCCATTACGCAGTACCTTCGCGAAGTTGGTTAGCGAATAACAGAGCCTGATTACCAGCGTAAACAATGCTTTCTTCTTGCTCTTCTTTCCCTATGGCAATAGTGACGTTTGCGTACTTTTCCACACCAGTGGCTTGGATATCGCGAATAACCTGATCGGTTACTGGAGTTAACTCGCGTAATTCTCTCTGGGCCTCCAGCATGTGCATATTGGTCGGTGATTTGGTGCGACGTTCAACGATGCGGTCGCACTCTTTAGCCCAGCAGATAACATCGTCGCGTAAAACGGTGTTCTCGATGGCAAGAGCTTTACGCTGTTCCATTGACTCGCACAGCGCAACGCTGACGATATCAAGGCGGTTAGCCAGTTCAGTCATGATCCCGCGGTAAGCAACCGGAAGGAGAGGGGCGGCTTTACGGGCTGCATCGATCAGTTGCTCTCTTGTCATACGTGGTTGTAACTCAGTGACGTTCTGTGTGGTCGTCATGGTTAGTTTCTCCGTGTTATATGCGCCCTGCACGGCGCTGAATTTTGGTTGCACGAATCCCGGCACTATGAATGCTGCCTAATTCGTCGAATTAATAATTTGTTAAAAATATTTCCTGTTATCCGATCGAACTCGTTCGAGAATAATCTTTGCCTCTTCGAATGATGGTGCCAGTAAAGCCTGTTCAACTGCTCTGGCGAAGCAGGTAGCATCACATTCGTAACTGTCAGATTTCGATTCCCATTCGGAAGCATCTTCTTCGGCGTCTGAAATACGATCTTCATATTCAGATTCCAGTTCACTCCTTACTTCGGCGCGAAGACGCTCGCGAATGATGTCTGATGCTTCGTCCAGTGGGAGAATAATCAGTAAATTTTCGGGCTGGTAAGTACCGTACTTAACCGCCAGATCATTCGCAGACATACAACCTCCAGAAAAAGTGCCCGCCGCGAAGCGGGCTAAGAATATTTCTCCAATTCAACCAGAACAGTCTCAACGTCTCCTGTAAGGTTGAGATAGCGTTATTACCATCACCAAGCACCCAGTGGATGCTTGAGGCTGATCGCCATAACCGGTACTGCAATGCCGGTGCTTAGTTCTCCACTCAATTGAAAGCGCGTTCCGCTGGTTTTGGATTTAACGAACTGGCACTTAATGACAAGGGACAGAACGCGCTTTCAGTTGAGTAAAAATGGCGGTACCAGGGACTTCAAAGGTTGGTACTGGTACCGCCAAGACTTCACACAGCTTTCTTACTTCCTTGGACCACGCTAGCTACGTGATTTGGTGTGTGGTGGCTGGCGCTGATCTCCAGCTCAGTGGCTCGGTGTTTCAATATCGTAACCGCCCGTTCCATCCGCGTTCGATCAGTCCCTATGCTCGCTTAGAACGTTTCGCCTGCTTATCTTTTCTCAACCGTTTGACGGTCAGCCCCGTCATTCACCACAACGAAGAGAGCACTGCCGGTGTCCGAATCGAACGAAC